CCGCACGACGTGCACTAATTCGAGAGATACCAACCTGTTGACAATGCATGTCAACCCAGTAATCTTGTGTGGCTTCTTCAGGTATGGCCTCAGCAATGGCATTATCCAGAACAACATACAGTTGATATAAGCCCCATGACCACAATTCTATCAATCCTCGAAAAGGCCCACGAAAGAAATTCATCATTGAAGGGAGATAGCCATCTTCCTGAACAGTAGTCACTTTTGAAATAATATCTGATCTAATGTCATCAATGGTTTTCTGAAAAAAGAAGATCATACCACCTCCACTGTTTCACCAATTTCAATTCGATATGATTTCGCATCACCATTGAGCATGAATTGAGAATTAAGTTTAATACTTCCAGTCTCCCAACTATCGACCTGGCTGTATGCAGAATTATAGTCAACTCTTGGATCAGCATGAATCGTGTCATTAATATCAATACAAAGATGCATGCGTTTCATGTCAGAATCTTCATCATCAGCGTACAGAAAAAGATCACTCCCAAACTCATCATCATAAAACAATGAGCCTTTCGGCGTTTTCAAAGCAATGGCAATATCCTGCGCAGCCGATTCACTGCCATTAATCATGATGGCTTCACCGTTTGCGGCAAAAAGTGGATTGTATTGCTGATCCAGCTTGAAATCGGCGCCAAAATCAGTGTTTGTGGTGGTTTGGGTTTGCGCCACTTGATGTAATATCTCCATTCACATGAAAGGCACCGTTAACGGTCACATCGCCTTTCAAGTATATTTCGTTTGCCGTTAATTGGAGCTTGTCACAAGAAAAATTGATGGTGTCTCCAATGATTTCAATTGTATCTTTTGTTATCTTGAAGCATGATGATTGATTCTTAATGATCAATGCGCCATCTTCAACTGTAGGAACATGATGATTACTTCTGATTGAAATAATGACAGGGAAATTGATATCGCTGCCAATAAACATCACATCACAAATACTGTCTTTTTCAGGAGGACAAAAAACACCGCAATTTGTGCGGCCCCAAATAATGGGAATATCGACCTTTGGTATTTCAGGGAATTTTTCATCTTCAGAACCATCGTTATTAAGAATTCGAACGGTCGCCGTATAATCCGAAGTATCGCACCGGACAATTTTACCTTTACGAATCACCACAGGATGGTCAAAAACAATCCTTAAAAATTCTTTCATTAAACGAACACTATCCATTGACACGCTCCAATTGAACCAATGTTCGCCCAACATCCGATATTTCATGGACAACACGAATGGCTCTGAATGAATTTTCTATGTTTTTTTGTTTTACATTTACCTGTTGAGACACTTTTAATTGTGGTGTCAGTTCTGCGGTTAAATCCAATTGATCACCCGTAAATTTAATGAGATTATCACCAGAGACAAAATCAACTGATCCGGGTTCTGAATGAGGGCCCCAATTAATGCCATTTTCGCCCACCCACAACGACCATTGAGACATATCTTGCCCGAAATTTTTCAATGTATTTTCGCAACGGTTAACAACTTCCCAAATGCTGATATCATTGGCAATCATGTGTTTAAACGTAACAGGTACAGTGGTAATGGTTCCAATAGGCAAACCCGTCAGACTGGTCACATTCCTGACAATGGCATGAGGTGTTTCATTAATCCATGTTTGCGTTATTTTTTGAGAAAAACAGTCCTCAATGCCCCTGCAATAAATTTGTGTTTGATCATTTTCGTTTACAGATACAACAGAGACATCACCTTCCCATTCCAGGTATTTCCCTCCTCGATACCCCATTGTCAGTTTAACTGTTTCGCCTTCGCTGATACCAATAAAAAACTTTTTCTGTTTGTCTTGCAGTTCGATGATACAAAGCGGTACAGGCGCATATCGATGAAAAATTAAACGTACTTTTACAACTCTTATTATTTGTTGTTTTCCGATCAATATTTTAGTGAACAAGCCTTGCATCAGTCCTCCAGTTTCACATCCAAATTAAATTCTGGTTTTACTTTTGTTTCAATGTTCTGAGTTTTTGAGCCATTCAACACAAGTTCTTCCTTTTTCACGACATCAGGTTTATATTCAACAAAGGATAGATCAATCGTAATTATATCATTCTGATCAGATTCTGATGAATCCAGACGGCTGAAATAAACCTTTTGAATGTTCCTTGCCGCACAATGTGAATTTAAGACGGTGTATACAATCGTATTGGCGTTTTCATCAACGGTTTTAAACAGTTTATTCACTGCAGAAAGTCTGTCATAGCAAGACAGAGTATCATCCGTCATCAGATCCATTGAAACAGATATGTCAGCATCAGAATATCCCATTGGTGTTTTTTTATTTCCAGACATGCTGTCAATACTGAAATCATCGAAAATCAGTTCATTTTTAATCCGAACCTGTGTCATGATTCCTGGGATCAATGTATCCCCTAAAGTGATTTCTCCATTTTCAAATATTAACCGCATGTGCCCTCACAAAATTTGATATATCATCAATAAAGGTTTGTGCATCAGACACACCTGGCAGATGGATTCGATCTATATGAAAGGTATAGACGATTTGTTTGTCTTCTGATGTTTTTACCGGTTGTTTATCCGTATATTCAGGTGTAGAAAACATTAACGATTGCTGAATTGTTTTTTCAAATTCTGGTGCTTCCTGTTTTACACCGATTGCCATTGTTGAAAGAATGTTCCGGCCATTCATGGTTAATGTGCTTAAAGGCCCTTCTTTGGCATCAGAATTTGAAAATAAATTGCTTACTTTTGAGAAAACGCTTTTGACTGCTTCATATGGCTTATTGATGACTGATTTTATTCCATCAGTCATTGTGGATAGGATATTACTTCCCAACTCGAACCAGTTTATATTGGTAAAAAAATCTTTTATTGAATTAAAGACATTGGTAGTAATATCTTTGATTCCAAATAAGTTATTAGACCAGGCCATATATAAACCAGCAATTGGATTCATAAGTCCCAAAATAACAGTACCTATAAGGTCAAGGTTATCACAAACAACAGTCCATGCTGATTTAAGCCAATCAAAAACAGAATAAGTTATATCTTTTATGCCAAGAAAATTACTTGTCCATGCCACGCCTAATGCCGTGATACCAGCAACAACCAATGTTACCGGCCATGCAATTGCACCGATTGAAATACCAATACCAGCTAATAATGGCGTTAAAATCGTCAAAGCACCGGCAACAGCAGCCCATGCACCGGCAAAAGCTGTAACTCCAATAACGATTACTGACATGGTGGTTGCAAAAATCAGGAACCACTTGCCTATGGGGTGTGAAACAATCGCAGAAAATAAAGAAACTATTTTTGTAATGACAGAAACCAAAATTCTTGCCACAGGAAGGAATGTTGTCCCAATGGATATTCTTACCCCATTCAGCCCGGTGAATTACGACACCAAACAACTGGTTGAGCGTGTGATCAAGGAACATTTCAGATATTTGGAAACCGCTTCAATCGAGATTTTGTTTGATCAAAAGAAACGAAAATCCAACGGCAATTATGTATTGGCAAGCCTTAAACGGCCAGATGATTTAACCAAATTCTTCACTTCAAAAATCGCCAATAATGGTCAGGGATATGATTACATACTGATCATTGACGAAAATGTGTTTGATGTTCTGGAGTATCAAGACAAGCTTAGTATTATTCGATTTGCCCTGCAGCATGCTGATATCGATCTTGAATCCGACACCCCATATAAACTCAGAAAGCCAGACATACAAACATTTTCAGAAGAACTAAAAGACAACAACACCGATTTTACCTGGATGATGCGGGTTCAAGTCGTTGCAGAATCCATTTATAACCCTAAAGAGGAAGACCCTTATAATCCAACGGCCATGAACTGACACCCTTTTCCACTGATTACATTGTATCAGTTTCATGAATCAAATCATCAACTTTGTTTGGTAATTATATCGTGTCCAAATCGATTGAAAAAAATGGACACAACGAAAGGATTGAAATTAAGAAGTACCAGAGATAAAGCCCCAGCTATTGTAAAAACATTCATTCAAGAAATAAACGAAAGGATTGAAAATGAAAGAGACTGAGAAAAAAACAGTAAAGATTGCTGCAAGGATTTGCAATCAGACTATTTTTATAGAGGAAAACGATAGTTATAGCCACATGACCAAGTGTACTGGCTATTTAAAGAACAATAAAGACCTTAGAATACCGGTATTGATAGGAACTGACCGTGCTGGCTGGCTATCATCATGCGAATATGAAGACCGCACAGGAGTTGGCTTTTACTATGAGGACAGAAGATTTCTCGTTAAAGATATAACCATCTATCCTGTAATGCAAAAACTATACGAGCTTTACAATGGAGCGATAGCCTTTATTAGCGACATGACTGATAATTTTATACCTTCTGACTTCGACTGTTCATATTTTTCAGATGATGCAGACGATGACGAAGACGATGAACTTGAACTTATTGACCTTTGTGTGAAGATTTCAGAAGAAGACGAAATAGACGAGATCGCAGCGTTAAACGGATGAATGCAGAAAGGGAAATGTATGGACTCAATTAACATTTGCAAGGAACTCCTTAAAGCATTGGTGGACGATCTGGCCAAACATGAACCCCGAAAGGATATTTTTAAAAGGCATAATATCCCATCGGCGCTCTACAACAAAGCCATCTGCGATACAGCACGGACAAATGCCAATAATCCCTATCATCCACCCGCAGACTGGATTATCGACCTGACCAATGATTCAAAAAACTACATTGCAATGGAGGGCATGGCGGCCTTAACCGGTGGCGTTTATATCGCTCCGGATCAGGTAGAAGCATTAATCAGCATTGACCCCATTGATTTTTATAAATCAATCGAAGGTCTTGCACAACTGGTGAAAGGAAAATTAGATGGACAACAATCAAAGCAATAAAACAACTGTAGAAACGTTAATTGCGTGTCATTCTTCTTTAAGAACGACACTATTGGAAATGGCGAGAAAAGGCAAAAGTAACGCAAAAAAGCAATGTCCACCAAAGAAATAACCGACTGGCTGACCATCGATCAGGCATCAAGATTCGAACAAATCGACAAACGGAGTGTTTTGAATCGCATCCAATGCCATGACTACAAAGATGCGCGCCAGCAAAAATCAACAAAAGGCGGTAAGGGAGGAAAAGAATGGCGTATTCATTATTCTTCCCTTTCTGCAGATGGCATCCTCAAATACATGGATGCCATCGATACACCAAAACCCGACAAACGCAAAACATTGGCCCAAAAAAAACAAAAGATTCATCAGTACCACGCGGCTGATGAATGGAACAAAAAAAAAGCCGATGCAAGGGAGATCATCATAAAAGCCATGTTTCAATACCAAAAAAATCTTCAATTGTTAATCAGTCCTGCCATAGATTCTTTTGTCATCCTGTACAATGGCAGGACAGCACCAAACATTGAAGATTGGGTATATGAGACAGAAAAGACCTTATCACGATCAACCCTGTATCGATTCAAACAAAAATATGAGAAATACGGAATCGCCGGTTTACTTTCCGGGCATGGAACCTCAAAGAATAAATACAAAAGCATTACACCGGAAATGCAGGTCTTTATACTGAGACACTACAGTGCAAAACCACACATTCGAATGAGTACCCTGCATAAATTAATGCAAAAAACATTTGAAAAGGTTCCATCAAAAGCAAGTGTTAAGCGATTCCTTGAAAAATGGAAAGAAAGAAACCTTCATGTATCTGCCATGCTTGAAAATCCAACAGTATACAAGAATAATTTTCATGCAGCATTTGGCAGTTATTCTATCACAGTGCCGCATTTTGGGCACACATGGGAAATGGACAGCACACCCGCCGATGTGCTGTGTGCTGATGGCAAACGATGTGCCATTATAGGTTCTATTGATGTGTTTTCAGACCGCGTTAAAGTGGTCACAGCCCCCACATCAAGAGCGACAGCCATTGCAGCCTGTATCCGAGAATGTCTGTTAGATTGGGGCGTCCCTGATGTCATTCGCATGGATAATGGAAAAGATTATAAATCAAGGCATGTCCATGCCATTACAACCGCAATGAGCATTGAAACACCAAAACTCAGACCCTATTCACCTGATGAAAAACCATTCATCGAGCGATTTTTCGGAACCATGACCAGAGGCCTGGAAGAATTACTACCCGGTTATATTGGTCATTCAGTATCGGATCGAAAAGCCATTGAAGAACAAAAGAAATGGGCCAGCAAGATCATGGAAAGAAACACATCGCCAGTAGAAATACCGCTCACAATGGAAGAACTCAAAATGCTTATTGATAAGTGGATATACCTTTATGAGCGAGAAAAGCATTCTGGTGATCATATGGAAGGCTTATCCCCAATCGATAAAGCCAAAACATCCAGTGTTACCCCTGACCCAATAACCGATGTACATGTTTTGGATATACTCTTAATGCCTGTGGATCGTCCAAAGAAAGTCCGCAAAAAAGGGATTAAGATTGATGGTGCCTGGTATGTGGCTAAAGAACTGGT